AGCCTTAGAGAAACCGAAGAAATCTTGCTCATCTTCTTGCTCTACATCTTCTACCTCATCAAGGTGAATGTATGCGTCTGCTACGTCTGCCTGTATTGTGTCCCATTTAGTCATTAGTTCTGTTCTACCTTTCTCATGTGTGCAACAACATTTTTAGAAACCTTTTGTAGGTCTGCTACTACCTTATTCATCTCGTCTGCGCTATTAGCGGTGAAGCCTGCGCCTAGTAGTTGTGCGCCGTCCCATAGTGAGTATGTTATAGTCATTTCGTTATCTCTTTCGTTAGTTGGTATAGTTGGAATTGTAGCGGATAGGTAAGACATTAGCAAGACGACACGCCGTAGCGTATAGCCTATGCGGTGTGAGTTGCCTCACACCTTTCATGGTATAGGGCAGGTGCTAAGACAACCTGACCGCATGGACATAGGTTCATTAGACCTTTAGGGTAATCGGATACAGTAGCGAACCCTCTCGCTCTTTCGAACATTGAGTTACTCATTATGTAACTCCTTTCTGTTAATCACCTTGATTAACCTTATGTCTTAAGACTACATGAGGGGTCTGACAAATGTCTAGTCGCAATTCGGACATTAAAGACATTTCTAAAAAAAGGTATGTGATAAGGGTCACAATGACTAGTCGTATGGTCGCTCTATCTGGACAATTCGGACATTATAAAACACTGGATCATACAAAATAAATCCCTATTAACATTTTATGAAATCTGATATTGTAGTTGACTAGAAATCATGCTATCATAATCTGCATATGAGAATTGTTATCTGCGAAAAATGCGGGGCGGAAATACAAGTAAGATCTAGCTTTGCATTTATTACTCTACTAAATCACAACAAAGTTTGTGAAAAGTCTTGACTTGTCAAAATTAACAATGTTATACTAAAGACTGGTTTGTGGGGGCTTACACTAATTACTCAAATATACTAAGTGTCTTGCTTCTCTATCTCCTAAAAAGATTTTTCTTTTTATGGGGGGTAGGGGGGCTTTCCTAAAAATCTAAATACCTAAGTATCAATTTAAATATTATATAGATATATAGGATATAAAAATAAAATTTTATTAACATTTAATAGAATTTAAAAAGCAGTCAACTAGAATAATATAAGAGTATAATTAGATACATGAGATGCGAATTTTGTGACAATAGCCATTATGTAAATGTATTACATGTAGATGGCACCTATCACTCATATTGCATTTATCATATCTATCAAAGACTAGAATTAACTATAAATCGGGCGGGAGCCATAAAATGAAAGATTGGTCAAAATGATATTAACTTCCAAAGCTATAGACAAAGTAGAACAACTCTTGGCAATAGAGCAAGATGACCTATTTCTAAGACTATCTGTATCTCCAGGAGGTTGTTCAGGTTTAAGATATCAAATCTATTTTGACCATACGCCTCTTGATTCAGATCATATAATTCCATTTGACTCATTTAACCTACATTTAGACAGTATGTCTTTTCCATATCTTACAGATGCTACTATGGATTATGTTGATAAGATAGATAAGCAAGGATTTACCATTGATAATCCCGCCGCAAATGGAACATGTGCATGCGGAGATTCATTTAATTAAAAGGGTTCTCTCTTCCGCCGACACTTTTTTCGGGCGCACTTTTTAAATCGCACTTTATTTAGTATTATTTACACATAATGGACCATAGCTCAGACGGCAGAGCGGGAAGCTGTTAACTTCTAGGTCCCAGGTTCGATCCCTGGTGGTCCAGCGCCGCTCCAAAGCTGTATAGCATAATGGTTGTGCGCCTTCCTCATAAGAAGGAGTGTATTGGTTCGATTCCAATTACAGCTACTGCCCTTGTATCCCAGCGGTAGAGGAGGCAGACTTAAAATCTGTAAAGCACAAGTTCGAATCTTGTCAGGGGCACCTTTAATAAAGGACAAATCCCAATCAGAGGCGGATCCGATTGGGATTTGCTAGTTCTTACGAACTAAGCATCGGGAGCATAGTGGGATGCTACAACCGATACTTCTTTAGTATAAAATACTATTTGTTTTAAGTCAACTGTTTTAAATAAAAAATGCTATACTTGAAATATATAGATTGGGAAATATGAATAAAAATATAGTAGTTGTAGGTGGTGGAACAGCTGGCTGGCTAACAGCATTAACTTCAAAGTATGCACTTCCAGATTGTAATATAACTGTAATAGAGTCAGATAAAATAGGAATATTGGGTGCTGGAGAAGGAACTACTCCAAGCATTATAAACCTATTGTCCTTAATTGAAATAGATGTAATGGATTTATTAAAGAAAACTGGCGGAACAGTAAAATGCGGAATTAAATTTACAAACTGGAGCAATGATGGGGATTATTATTATCATCCGTTTTATGCTAGTCATGAAAGCGTATCATTAAATTCATTTCTAAATGAAATAGGTTACGAAGGAAACCCTTGGTATGATTTAGCAATTTATTCAGGAATTGATAAAAAATATTTTCATCATGATCATATGGCATTAGAAGAAAATAAAAGCATGAACGTCGCATTGCATTTCGATGCCATAAAGGTCGCAAGTTATTTAAAGCAAAAGGCTATAGATAGAGGAATTAATTTAATTAATGGTGAGGTAGAAACATTTAGTCAATTAAATGGTAATATAGACAAAATTATTTTTTCAGACGGTGGACATATAGACTGTGACTTTGTATTCGACTGCACTGGATTTTCTAGGCTAATAATTGGAAAACATTTTAAATCTAAGTGGATAGACTATTCAGAATTTTTACCAGTAGACTCTGCTATCCCATTTTTTATAGATCAAGATGAAACTGTTCCAATCTATACAGAGGCAATAGCAATGAAGTATGGATGGATGTGGAAGATACCTTTACAAAATAGATATGGTTGCGGTTATGTTTTCGACTCTTCTTTAGTTTCTGAAGATGATGTCATAAATGAGATCATAGAGCACTTAGGATTTGAACCAGAATGGCCAAGAAAAGACAAAGGATCTTTTAAGTTTAAGTCTGGATGCTACGAGGACACATGGGTTTCAAATTGTATAGCAATAGGTCTATCCTCTGGGTTTATTGAGCCACTTGAAGCAACATCAATTGCAGTATCAGTTCATTCACTAAAAACACTTTATAGTGAAAATACTTTTGATTCTATATTTTCTGAAAATAAAAAAGAAGAGTATAATGCTTTGATAAAAAAAATAAATAATTCAGTTTTTAATTTTATTTTTTATCATTATATAACTAATAGAAAAGACACAGAGTTTTGGAAAAAATTTGAAAATATAGAAAGCTATCCAGAAGAAATTAAATTATTGATTTTAAAATGGAAACAAAACACTCCGCAAAAAAAAGATATACATGAAGTGGGTGCCATATTTTCACTGGAAGACTTTCTTGATATAGCGTATGGAAATAATATATTGGATTTGAATGTTTTTAAAAATAGTGAAGTTATACAAAAATTATTTCTTGAAAAATCTGATTTATTCTTTTTAAAGCATAAAGAATATATGGATGCAGTAAAATCTTATGATTCTCATAATGTTGTTTTAGAAAGAATTAAAAATTATAATGAATCTTAATGAAATAAAACATGTCAGCAAAAATTTAATAACAAAGTCATACTGGACTAAGGTTAACATAATTGAGTTTTGGGCATTTTCAACTAAATTAGCTATTATTATTCCAGGCCTGCTATTCGGTAAACAATGGTGGTGGCTTTTTATATTTGCATTAATTTCCAGTCTTGCTTTAATAGTTACATCGACGATAAAAACTCTGCCAACAATTATTTATTTTAATATCGTATGGTGTCTATTAGCAACTACTGCAATATTAAAACATTTTATTTAGAAACTAGTTTTTGTATTTCTGGAAACCATATGTAGTCTAGGTCTGAAGATTTTAAAACAGATATAGCTTCTTCTGGAGTTTCAACTAAAGGCTCTCCAGCTAAATTAAAGCTTGTATTTAATACAATTCCATGACCAGATATATTCTTTATTTCTTCAAGCAGTAATCTGATTGGTTCACTAGACCTATCAAGAGTCTGTATTCTACATGAGCCATCTACGTGCATGACACCCGTTAATAGTTCTTTGTGCTCATAATTTATATTAAATGATGCCGTCATGTAAGGGCTTGACTCTATAGGCATTTTGAAATAAATCTTTGCGTCTTCCTGTAAAACTGCCGCTGCAAATGGTCTATACCATTCCCTCTTTTTTATTATGTTTACATTTGTTTTTGCATTTTTGTTTAATGCGTTATATAAAATTGATCTATTTCCTAGTGCACGTGGGCCAGACTCAGCTAACCCATTGTATATAGCAACACTTTTATTATTGACAATTAGATTTGCAATATCAGAAACAGAGCAGTCTATCCCCTCTATTTTAGATAGATCGTGGTTTATTCCATGAGTAAAGGTTGTCTCTATTTTATTTATTGATATGTCGTTTGTTTGCATTCTGTAATGTAGCATTGCCGCCCCAATACTGTTTCCGTTATCATCTGCAATAGGTTCAAAATAAAACTCAACATCTGGAAATTTATTTAATAAAAATCCATTACATACAACATTTAGTGCATATCCACCAGTTATACATATTTTTTTTATACCAGTTTTCTTTATTGATTTTTCAACTAACCAGGCAACTTGATCCTCAGTATATTTTTGAACAGTATATGCATAGTTAGAGTAAAATTCATGATTTGATTCTGTAATATTATTATTTATTTTATCTAAGTGATTCTTGTTTATTGCTTCCCAGCTATCTGTATGTGAAAAAAATAAATCGTGTGCCAGCCCATTTTCCAGAAACATATTTGGCCCAGACACCGTTTTACCATAGGCAGAAAGACCCATTGTCTTTCCATTTTCAAGCATATGCTGTCCAATTAAAGTTGTTGCAGTTTCATATACTTTAGTTATGCTAAAAGAACTTAAATAATTTATTTCGCAGTTTGGTTTTTCGTTACGGACATTAGAAAAAACTTTATTTAAATAATCCTTATCTTCCGTTAAATTCCAATAATTTTTATAAATTTCTGTAAAGCTATTGGGATACGATACAGAGTATATTGTTTCAGCTTCTCTGGCAACACCACCAACAATAGATCCATTTCTATCTATAACTATCACATTTGCCTTATCAAACCCACTATTATAAAAAGCTAAAGATGCATGGCAAAGATGATGTTTATCAGAAAGATCTATAATATTATTACATTTTAAGATTCTAGAGGCATAGTCGGCAATCAAAGAATTACCAGGATCTCCATTAGTGGGTGAAGAAATAATAATTGCATCAATTGGTTCTTTAAAGTTTTTAGATATTTCAAGTATAGATAAGAATGGTGGCCTATCTCTTTTTTTTCTAGTTAGTCTTTCTTCTTTAAAGAATAAAGAAAGTTTGCCATTTGTATATAAAGCAGCAGAGCTATCATGGGCCACACTTATTCCAACAATGTTTATGTTTTTTGTCATTTACTCTTTATATTCCAAGGCAGCAATTTCTTTTTTAAAAAAATCTATTAATTTTTTTTGAGTATCCTTGTTCAAGGATTTATATTGCTCAGATTGACCATTAGAAACATGATCGTTCTTACCAACATAAAATATATGTGTTTCAATGTATGATTTTTTTAATAAATTAAACTCTTTAATACTCATGTTAAAGTATTTTGCTATTTTTTTTAATGTATCAAATTTTTCAAAATCATTAAATAGATCTTCATATTTTATTGTTAATATATTTGTTTTATTTTTGCATTTAATCATTTCTTTAACAGTATACATTGTAATGTTTTCTGATTCAAATAAAACCTTTTCTTCAAAACTTTCCTTTGATTTTAAATTTTCATAATATGAAGGCATCCCATTTTTTTCTAAATATAGCCATTCTTCATTAAGATTTTTTTTAGAATGATATTTAACTCCAGATATTGCTAAATCTCTAGGATCTCTTACTATTTGAATTGCTTTTTCAGATATATCAAAGCTATTTTTTAAATAATCAAAATCTGAATTATATGAAAAAAAAATATGAGGCTTATTCAAATCTTTTATTTTTTCTATGTGTATATTTTTAAAATCATACCCATTAAATTTTGCAAATATTGAAAACATGTTTTCCATCCACACAGTTCCACTTTTGTGGTGTGTTCCAATCAAAATATATTTATTCATTATCTTCTGGGGTATATGATGGTGAGGGTCCTAATAGATATCCAGCATCATGATATTCAACCATTTTAGATGTCTTTTCTGGCTCCAGTTTATTTGCAATTATTGTCAATAGGTCATATATGCGGTGAAGCATAATATAATTGACCATTGGTAGATTATCTTCAAGGTTACTTGATTGTTGTTCTGTCATTTTTAATTACCTCCGCCTTCATCTTATCGTAAAGGTCTAGTCCAATTGTTTTCTTGTATTCACAAGAAAGGCAGTATAAGAATATATTTTCTTCATGATCCTGGTTGCACAGAAGAAGGCCTTGATCCATTGGGCATTCCAATTTAGGAGCAAGACCTTCATCTGCTAGATTTATATATTTAGATACATATTGTATCTTCATCTATTTCCTTCTGCTAGTATGGAAATTTACTTAACCACTGCTTTGTTTTAGCAGTTAAGCCATTCCAGGCTGACCAATTTTTACCGCCATTAGTCATATGATACGTTATCTCTGCGTTAATTACTGGATCAAACAATGTGTAGTAAGAATCCAGGTCAAATTTTTCTTTACGATCAGGGCCAAGGTTACCTAGCATATTGATCTGAAAAATTCCGTAGGAACTGTCTCCAGTTTTCCTGTTACCGTTATAAGCCATTGGTCGTCCATTGGATTCCTTTTTGGCTACGGCCCACGCCATTTTAAGGGCGTTTCCTTCAAAGCCTACAGACTTGAGTAGTCGAACTAGCTCTTTGTCTGTAAGAGCCTGTGAAGGCTTGTATACAGTAGTGCTGAACTTTTCCAGCGTTTGCTTCTTCAGTTGTATTTCTGTCTTTGGTATTTCTACCTTTAAAGCTTGAGCGGGGATCACAGTATTGTTTGTAAATAGAAACAATGTTATCATTACTATTACAGTTGAACTATGAACAAAATCACTCAACTTTTGTTTGATATTCTCCATTGGCATTTCCTCCTTTAGAGATAACGAACTACAATCATAACATTGGCGGTAAGTTACTGTCAAGTCGGTCAACCAGAAAATACCATGAAAATATCTATATCTACGCCTATTGTTAACCTTAGAAGTAATAATGGATATGGTTATGCCGCAAAGAATATTGTAAAGTCTTTAAATGATTTAGGTCACGAAACACCATTCCAAGATGCTAAAGCACCAGTTCAATTAAATTTTTCTCAGCCTGAGTTTTATAAGCTACATAGGAATCAGTATCAGATTAGTTATACTCCCTGGGAGTCTACAGAAATTCCAGATAAATGGCACGAAAATTTAAAGCATTGCGATGAAGTGTGGACAACATCTGATTGGTGTGCAAATGTATTTGAAGATAATGGATACAAGAATGTTAAAGTGTTTGCACATGGAATTGATCATATGTGGAAGCCTAAAAAACGTGAAGATGATGGTGTAATTAAGTTTCTTCATTTAGGAGAACCCGCCCCAAGAAAAGCGGGACAAATGGTAGTAGACGCATTTGTATTCTTATATGGGAATAACCCTAAGTATCAATTAACAATAAAAGCATTTAATCATAATACAACTCGTGTGTATAATAACTTTATAGATAAAAATATAATTGGATTGCCAAACGAAATATATGATAATGTAAAAATTATTACTAGTGATTATAATGATCAACAACTTTTAAATTTATATTATAATCACGATGTTTTGGTTTATCCTAGTTATGGTGAAGGTTTTGGGTTTATTCCGCTTCAAGCATTAGCAAGCGGGATGCCAACAATGTGCACAGAGGCGTGGGCACATTATAAAAACTATTTAGGTCCATTAAAACTTAAATCAGAACTAATTGATTCACCTTGGCCATTTCCTCATTCTGGAAAAGTTTTTGAACCAATCTATCAACACCTAGTTGAGACTATGAAAGATGTTTCAAATAATTTTAAAGCATATTCTGGATACTATTATGCTCAGTCAACTAAGATTCATGAAGACTATGATTGGTTGCAGTTGACCAATAATGCTTTTGAAGACATCTTTAAAAAGTTTTCCTAAGCCCTTCCCCCGCTAAACTTCTTTTGGTAGAATTAGAACCTATTCAAATTTAATCAATCCGTTAGGCGGAAGAAAAGGTGTCTATAAATGTCAAGAGCTATTGAAAATCCTTATGAAAACTTTATTGCGTTATCTCGTTATGCAAGGTGGATTCAAGAAGATAATCGCAGAGAAACATGGGGAGAGACAGTAGATCGTTATTTTGACTTTATGTTAAATCATCTAGATAAAAATCATGACTATACTCCAGATAGTAAGTTAGTTAAAGAATTAAAGCAGTTTGTGTATGATAGAAATGTAATGCCATCAATGAGATCAGTTATGACTGCTGGTGCAGCATTAGATCGTGATCATGTAGCAGGATATAACTGCTCATTTGTTCCAGTAGATAATCCACGTTCATTTGATGAGACCATGTATATTCTTATGTGTGGAACTGGTGTAGGATTCTCTGTTGAGTATAAGTATGTTAATAAGCTTCCTGCCGTCCCAGAGTCATTTGAAAAGTCTACTACAGTAATTGTTGTTGAAGATTCTAAACAGGGTTGGGCAAAAGCATACCGTGAGTTGCTTGCTATGCTTTGGGCTGGACAAGTTCCAGCAATTGATGTAAGTAGATTGCGTCCAGCAGGTGCACGTCTTAAGACAATGGGCGGACGTTCTTCTGGACCACAACCCCTCATCAATCTTTTTGATTTTACTATTGCAAAGTTTAAATCAGCAGCAGGTCGTCAACTGAAGCCAATTGAAGCGCATGATATTATGTGTAAGATCGGAGAGATTGTAGTTGTTGGCGGAGTTCGTAGATCAGCAATGATTTCCCTTTCAAATATTAATGATATTGAGATGGCTCAGGCAAAATCAGGAAACTGGTGGGAAGCAAATTCACAAAGAGCATTATCAAATAACTCTGTTGCATATTCACGCAAGCCAGAGATGGAGCAGTTTATTGCAGAATGGAAGTCTCTATATGATTCAAAGTCTGGAGAACGTGGTATCTACAATGTTGCAGCAGCGCAAGCTCAAGCGGCAAAATTTGGAAGAAGAAGCCCAGAAATTCATTATGGAACAAACCCGTGTTCGGAGATTATTCTACGTCCTTATCAGTTTTGTAATCTTTCAGAAGTCGTATTACGTGAAAACGATACAAAGAAAGATATTCAAAGAAAAATAGAATTGGCAACTATCCTAGGAACATGGCAGTCCACACTTACAGACTTTAAGTATCTTCGTAAAATTTGGAAAGACAACACAGAAGAAGAACGACTGCTTGGAGTATCTTTAACTGGACAGTTTGGGCATAAATTTATGTCTGGCAAAGAAGATATTGTTGCACTAGAGGCGTTCTTAATGTCTATGAGAGACAAAGCTAGAGAAGTAAATAAAGAAGAAGCAGGTAAGCTTGGTATTGCAGAATCTGCAGCGATTACATGTGTAAAGCCATCTGGAACAGTTTCGCAACTAGTAGGAGTTTCTTCAGGTATGCATGCTTGGCATTCTCCATATTACATTAGAACAGTTCGTGGTTCAAAAGGAGATCCAATTTCTACATTTTTAAAGGAAGTCGGAATTCCTGTAGAAGATGACGTAATGAAGCCAAACGATACTTATGTATTTTCATTTCCAGTAAAAGCACCTGAAGGTGCAATCACTAGATCTGATATTACAGCAATTGAACATTTAAATATTTGGTTGGTGTATCAGCGTGCATGGTGTGAGCATAAGCCATCAATTACTGTTTCTGTAAAGGAAGATGAATGGATGGAGGTTGGCGCTTGGGTATATAAGTATTTTGATGAGGTATCAGGTATTTCATTCCTACCTCATTCAGACCACACTTATAAGCAGGCACCATATCAGGAAGTATCAAAAGAAGAATATGAAGATTTACTTTCTAGAATGCCAAAAGAAATTCGCTGGGAAGACCTATCATTTTATGAAACAGAAGATGGAACTTCTGGAACACAAACCCTTGCATGCACATCGGACGGAAATTGCGAGATTGTGGATATTACCTCTTAATGGTAGAATAGTAGTATTGGGGTCTAGGCCTCAAAATTCTGAGCACAATGCTCAAAATTGGAGATGATCAAATGAATGCAGATCTAAACAAGGACGGGAAAGTAACAATGACAGAGGAAATTTTAGCAGCACTGGGAACATATGCAAGAGCATTCCTATCAGCAGCAATTGCTCTATATATGACTGGCAATACAAATCCAAGAGACCTTTTGATGGGTGGAGTTGCAGCCGTAGCTCCAGTTATTCTTAAGGCCCTATCACCAAGCAATAAAGAGTTTGGTTTTAAGTCAACAAAGTAATATAATTTATCAACAGATTAGGATTCCTCCTATGCTAAAATGGGCATAGGAGTTTTCCTTTTTAGGAGTAATATGGCAGCCCAGAAAAATTTTAAAGTGGATCAAAACGCTACATTTTCATTTGAAGTTCAATATTTAGATGAAAGTGATACCCCTATTCAATTACAAACATATACTGCAAAAATGCAAGTTAGAAATGTTTCTGGAGATAAATTAGCATTTACGCTTACAAATGTAGACGGACTAACTATTAATCCAACTCAAGGAAAAATTAATGTTTCAATTTCAGCAGACAGAACAAATAAAATGTTTTATCCAAAATCCGCATACGACCTTGTTATTATAGATTCAAGCCAAAATAAATATAGACTGCTTGAAGGTTTTATGACTTTAAATAGGGCGGTAACAATTTAATGGCAACACGTTTAGTTATTAATGAAACAAATCCACAGATAATCGTAAGGGCGGCTGGAGCACCTGGAAGAACAATTATTAGTGGATCTGGAAATCCATCAAATGATACTGGGGTTCCAGGAGACTTCTACTTTGATACAGTATCAACAAGATTTTGGGGACCAAAACCAATAAACAATATCTGGCTTATTGCAAACAGCTTTATATTAAATAAGCAGATATCAACAACAAATTCCTGGGAGATAGGCCAAGTTACTGGCCCAGTTTCAGGCATATACTCTATATCGATTACTCACAATTTAGGGTTCTATCCAAATGTCACAGTCAAGACTAGCGCTGGAGATGTATTGGAGACTGGAATAGATTATAATAGTATTAATCAAATTACACTGACAATGGCCCAACCATTTGCAGGGACAGCATACCTGTCATAAAGGAGAATAAAAAATGGCAAGATTATTTGTAACGGGAATTAACCTAAACAAAAATGAACTCCAAAATGCCAGAGTTCAAAACTTAAGCTCTGCCCCGTCCAGCCCAGTGGCAGGTCAGATCTACTTTGATACAGTTTCAAATGTATTAAAGTTTTATGATGGAGCTAACTGGGTTCCAGCATCTGGATCAACAGAAGTAATTCAAGATTTAATTGGCTCTTCCTTAGTTGGCGGAGTAGCACTAACATCAACATATGATGACACAGCTGGAACAACAACACTTGATTTAGACAATACAGCAGTAACAGCGGGAACATATGGTTCAACCGCTGCAAAGACTGTATCATTTACAGTAGATCAGCAAGGTCGTTTAACAGCAGCATCTGAACAAAATATTCAGATTGCTACAAGTCAAGTTACAGGACTTCAAGAATTTATTGAAGATTCTATTAATACAGTAGTAGCCGCAGGCGAAGGTATTGATGTTACATATGATGATACAGCAAATACATACACTGTATCAGCAGAAGATGCTTCTACTAGCAATAAAGGTGTTGCATCATTTAATTCAGATGATTTCAATACAACAAGCGGACACGTAGAGCTAGAAGATACAGTTGTTAAAACAATTACAACTGATTCTGGAGCTCTTACTCCCTCAACACACGGAATCTCAATTCTTGGTGGTGAAGGCGTTGATGTAACACATTCTGGAGCATCGATTACAGTGGCTGCAGAAGATGCAAGTTCATCCAATAAGGGTGTTGCAAGCTTTAATTCAACAGATTTTACAGTAACATCAGGCAATGTAATATTAAATGCTGAAAGAGTAGAAGATATCGTTGGAAATCTTGTTTTAGGCGGAACAGGAATTGATGCAACATATACTGATGGAGCAGGAACATTATCAATTGATATTGATTCAACTGTTACTACAAATTCAGGGACACAAACATTAACTAACAAAACATTAGGTTCAGGAACATCTTTATCTGCTAACCTAGATGCAAATAGCAATAAGATTATTAATCTTTCAACTCCTACATCATCAACAGATGCGGCAAACAAAGCATACGTAGATTCTGTATCACAAGGATTAGACGTAAAACAATCAGTTAGAGTTTCTACTACAACAAACGTAGATTTGTCTACAGCTTTAGAAGCTGGAGACGTAATCGATGGAGTCACACTTGTAGCTGGTAACAGAGTATTGGTTAAGCACCAAACAACTGGTGCAGACAATGGTCTTTATGTAGTTCAGTCTTCAGGAGCAGCAGTAAGAGCCGATGACGCAAATATTAGCTCAGAAGTAACTGCAGGGTTGTTCACATTCGTAGAAGAAGGAACTTTATACGGAAACACTGGCTGGGTTTTAACAACAGATAATCCAATCACTTTAGGAACAACACCACTAACATTTACACAGTTCTCTGGAACTGGAACATTTACCGCAGGTTCTGGATTAACTTTAAATGGAACTGAATTTAGCGTAGATGTAACCCCATCTTCTACAAATGCATCGCTTATAAATACAGGTGGAGCAGTAGAAGTAAAATTAAATACATCAGACGGACTTGAAGTAACAGCCAATGGTGTTGGAATTAATAATGGAACTGGGTTTACATTCTCTTCAGGAGCCCTAGTATTTGATACAGCAAATGGATACGGAGTAAGAAAGATATCATCTTCAGTAGGAGATGGATCTGCAACTTCATATACAGTATCGCATGGACTTGCAACTAGAGATGTAACAATTCAAATTTTTGATAATTCATCTCCATATGCTCAAGTTGAGGCAGATGTAGAGCATACAGATTCAAATACTGCAACAATTAAGTTTGCAGTAGCTCCTACAACAAATCAATATAGAGTGGTAGTAGTAGGATAAAATGCCAAAAAAGTTTTTAACTCCCGTTGTCCCGCCTTCACTGTCATCAGATCCTTCTGGTGCAGTGGCGGGTGCAATATACTATAATACGGCAGTTAATTCTTTAAAGTTTTATAATGGAACAACATGGGAAGAAATTGGAAATTCTGGTGAAGGCTCAACTGCCACAACAGTTCAAACAATAAACTCATATTCTTCAAATCCTACCAATGGGACAATAGCATATAACACATCAACTGGAAGATTTGTTATAGCCTATAATAATATTTGGAATGAAATTGCATATAAATCAGAAGCGGATAGTCCAGTAGATGGTGGAAGTTCTTCGACCATCTCCTTCGATTTAATTTTAGACGGAGGGGAGTCCTCAGACACTACTTTTGTTAATACATACTATAATGTATAATGAAGATATGTTCTGGGGGTAAAAATGGCAACGAAAATACAAATAAGAAGAGATTCTGCTAGTAATTGGACTTCAAATAATCCTACATTATCTGCTGGAGAGTTTGGCTTTGAAACAGATACTGGAAAATTTAAAATTGGAACAGGTTCATCTGCATGGACAAGTCTTTCATATTCTTCTGTATTACCATCTGATTTATCAGAGTTATCTCAAGATGCTGTAAACTCTGCATTAACAGCGGGAACTGGAATTACTAAGTCTTATAATGATAGTGCTAACACTATAACAATATCAGTAGACTCTTCCACAATTGCAAGTAAATCTTATGTAGACACATCTATCTCTAATTTAATTGATTTAGCACCACCAGCTTTAGATACTTTAAATGAAATAGCTGCAGCAATTAACGATGATCCAACATTCTTTACTACAATAGCAACCAATTTATCAAATCATGAATCGGATACTACAAATATTCACGGTATTGCAGATACTAGTATCCTTGCAACAACAACTGGAACACAGACCCTTACAAACAAGTCAATCTCACTTGCTACAAATACAGTTACATCAACTCTTGCTCAACTAAATACTGCAGTATCTGATGCAGATGTAGCCTCTCTCGCAGGTTCAGAAACCTTAACAAATAAGACAGTTGCTCTTGGCTCAAACACAGTATCAGGAACACTTGCACAATTTAATACAGCAGTTACTGATGCAGACTTTGCCTCACTTGCAGGAACAGAAACTTTAACAAACAAGTCAATCTCACTTGGCTCAAATACAGTTACATCGACTCTTGCTCAACTAAATACTGCAGTTAGCGATGCTGATGTAGCATCTCTTGCAGGAACAGAAACTTTAACAAATAAGACACTTACCTCTCCAGTAATTAATACACCTACTGGTATTACAAAGTCTGATGTAGGTCTTGCAAATGTAGACAATACTTCAGATGCTAATAAGCCAATTTCAACTGCAACACAGACAGCCCTTGACCTTAAGGCAAATGCTTCTGCAATTACAGAGTTAGCACAAGATGCTGTAAATACAGCAATAGTCGCTGGTGTAGGACTTGATAAGGTTTATGATGACAACAATAATACTCTTACAATTGATATTGATTCAACAGTAGCAACAAAGACATATGCAGATACTGCAGTGTCGACACATTCTTCCGATACAACAGATGTTCATGGAATTGCAGACACAGCAGAGTTGGCAACTAAAGCATTTGCCGCATCACTTCTAACAGGGGCCACAAAGTCTAACATTACTATTACTGGTGACAAGACTGGCCTTACTATTACAGCTGAAAACGGAGTAGCAGATTCTACAACTGATAATTTAACAGAAGGGTCTACTAACAAGTATTTCACAGATGAAAGAGCACAAGATGCATTAGGAACAGCCCTTGCAAACGGAACACATACTGGAATTACTGTAACCTATTCAGATTCAACAAATGCAATAAGTCTTGCAGCTGGGGCCGCAATAGTGCCTACTGGATCAACAGACACAGCCTCCCCTCAGCCAGGCCAGTTGTTCTTTGATATAGATACAAATTCTTTAAAAATCTACTACGGAGGATTGTGGCTTATTTTGGCAACAGTCTCACCAATAAGTGGAGGAAATCCTTCTACAGAGGCATTTGAGTATTCATATTCTGGAGGATCTCCAACAGATGAAATTTCTACCGTTGTCGACGGTGGAGCACCGTAATAAAAAAACAAGATGGTATAATTAACTATAAATATAGTAAATATATTTTGGAGGAGAAAAAATGACATTAATTCGTATACAAAATAGAAGAGGTAATTCCTCTGCGTGGACATCAGCAGACCCGACTCTTGAACCAGGCGAGATTGGCGTTGAGTCAGACACTGGTAAATTTAAGATAGGTGACGGATCTACAGCATGGACCACTCTGGCATATGCAGCAACACGACCTACTGATCTTACAAATACAGTAGATGACTATGTTCGAATTGCAGACGTTGGCACAGCTACATTTCCTCCAGCTTTAAATTCATCGTCTAATTTAATTATTCCAGGATCTAGCATAATTGTTGAAGGCACAACAGCTAACGCTCATGAAACTACATTGGAAGTAACAGATCCAACAGCAGATAGAACTGTAACATTTCAAGATGCAACAGGAACAGTAGTTCTTAGAGATTCAACAGATACTCTAACAAACAAGTCAATTTCACTTGGTTCAAACACAGTTACATCAACACTTGCTCAGTTAAATACTGCAG